AACCTCTTCAATTTGTTTTTGTTCTTCAGCTTGTTGTTTTTTTAACTCTTCTAATAAAGACATTATTTTTCTCTTTTTTCTAAAAATCTAATAACAGCATTTTTTGTTGCTTCATCGCCATTATTATAAATAGCTTTTAATTCTGCATCAGTTTTATTAGAAAAATCACTTGTTACCATTGAATCAAAAATTGAATCAAAAGTTAATGCTTTTTGCTCATAACCTTCTAAAGTTTTATTTTTCTTGTAATGTGCAATCATAGCTTCTTTGCTAGAAGCGGCACCTTCAATAGTTTTTAATAATCTTTGTAATCTTTTAATGTTTTCAGCTTCAGGTAATCTTTGGTCAAATGCAGCTGCTACCAATCTATCTCCCTCTTTCTCTGTAAATTGTGCGCCTAATTTTTCTCTTAAAGATTGAAAAACAATATCTCTTATATCGCCAATAAACGATAAAGCTGCTGGATTAGCAATGGATTGTGCAAACTCTGGTGTATTACCAACAACAGGACCAGATACATTTAATTCTCCACCTTCTAAAATTCTTATTTTATCTTTTAAATTATTTATATTTGCTTCAACTTGAGCCTGTCCACCGCTTAGATATTCTATAGCATCATTAGCAAATGCTTCATCCATTTTCATTTGTAAAGGAGGTACAACAACTCCTCCTTGTTGTCCTTTTTTCTTAGCTGATTCAAGTCCCTCAACAGATTCTTCGTCTAATCTTTTAAGTTGTAAATAAACTTTTTTATCTTCAGGACTTAATGATTGATAATAATTATAATTATCAATATCTGCTGTGCTACTTCTTCCGCTAGGTGCAGAAAAACCAAACAACTCATTCATTTCAATCATGCCTACTTTATCAGGATTGTTTGCTTTAAAGGCATCTTGTTGTTTTTTTAACTCTGCTTTTGCTTTAGCTTCTTGTTGCTCTAATTGTCTTTGTTTCATTCTATTAGAATACAAAGCTACACCTTGAGAGTTGCCAGACTTTTGAGCATTAACCATATTAAATGTATCTGCTAGATTTTTTAGCTTCATTATTTGTTCAGCTTTTTTCTTTTCCTTTTCTTCTTCTTCTGTTGAAGAGGGAAGGTTCATAAGGTTTATTTGCTCATTGGTTTTATTTATATCTGCAAACAAACTATTAGTTCCAAAAGGATCGAAATTATTTTTGTTAAAAATTGACATTATTTATCTCCTTATTAAAACATATCTGAGAGGGTACTATAAATATCCAATCCAGACCCAATCCTGCCCGCAGTACCTTGTTCAGTAGTAGTTGTTTTTCCAGGATTCATTCCAAAGACAGAACTTGATAATAGACCAAGTTGTTGTGGACCGTAACCAATAGCTCGTAAGAATTCGTTGTAACCAGCATCCATTCCAGCTTGTTGTAGTCCTTGCTGTTGTCTGCCTATGCCAGATAATAAACCAAGACTTCTGTATTGATCGCTTAATTGATTATTTAATAAACCAGCTTGGAACTGTCTGTTTCTCATATCTAATTCTGGTTGCATAAATGCAGCTCTATTAGCAGCATCAAACATTCCCATGTTCATTTGATTGTCAAACTGTCCTTGTTGTAAACCAAATCTATTTAAAGCATCTTGGTTAGCACCAAATCTTGACGCATCTAATTGTGCTTGTTGAGAACCTGCTCTGTTATAAGCATCCATACCAGCTAATCCAGCTTGTTGATTTAGTCTTGCTTGATTAAGTGATACGTCACCAAGTAAACCCTGTCTTGCTAAACCAGCTTGTTGACCAAAGTTTGCGTTTTGCATAGCAATAGCTCTGTCTGCATCAGACATAAATCTATCTGCCTCAAACTGTCTTCCTATATCTTGTCCAGCTAAACCTGTAGCTCTATCAAAACCTTGTGCTCTTAAATTACCAGCTGTTTTTGCTGCTTGTTCTGCAAAGTTTCTGTTTGTTTCTGATTCTAATAAGGCTGAACGTGAACCACCAAATGCACCTCTTCCGATTGCTGCATCTTGGTCGCTTTGTATTTGTAATTGTCTTGCTCTGTTTAAGTCACCTAAAGTGTTATCAATAACTTGTGATTGAAAAGGATTTTGATACGCACCTAAATTTGTATCTAATAATGATGTTGGTGTTACATCTCTTACATCACCACGATTAACTGAAGCACCGCTATATAAGTCTACTGGAGAAATATCAGCACCACCAAATCTTTCTACAGGTCTAACTGTAGATGCTTGTTGCATTGCAGCTGGACCTAATTGAGTTGGTGAAAATGGATTTGTTTGTGTTGGTTGAGGTCCTCTTCTAACTGGTCCACCGATTTTTAATGAAGGTGGAGGGTTATTGCCTTGTAATCTAGCATCTGGTCTTCCACCGTTTGGTCCACCGATTGAAAAAGGAATAGGTTTTTGCTTTAGATCTCCCATCAAACCTTGATTAGAAGGCATAACAGGTCCACCGCCTCCAATACCACCGATTGATGGAGGTGGAGTTGGTCTACCGCCACTGCCAGTAATAGGCATAGGTGCTGGTTGGAAGATTGGGGAAGGTTGTTGTGGTTGATTATAACCAAATGGTAAATTGACACTTGGTGCAGACATATTAGCTAGATTGTTTAATTGGTTTCTAGGATCAAAACCCATAGATTGATTAAACATTCCTCTTGTTGCATCAAAGCCTTGTAATTGGTCTGGGTTAAATCCAGCTACTCTTGCACCTGTGTATGGTACAAAAGGTTGATTAGCTACAGACTTAGCTCTGTTGTATAAATCATCATAACGAGCCTGTGTCGCTGGATCAGTATTTGATACAGTTGTGTCTCCGCCACCACTACTACCAAATAAACCCCCGACTGCTGGTATTATTGTTTCCCATCCCATAATTATAATTCCTTCTTGACTATATATTCTTGTTCAAAACCAAGATGTTTAAGTTTTCTTATCCAACCTTTACGACCACCGCCATAAAGATATTTACATTCACAATTTTTTGCAAATTCTTCGATGCTTGGAAACATCTCTTCTAGTTCTTCGTAGTTTCCACCACACAAAAATAAATTTAATACTCTGTATTTAGGAAACTCACCAAAGCTAGATATGTAAAAAGCATCTTTTCCAGGCCATATATGAAATATTCCTTGGCCTATTTTTTCTTTAATATCACCTAGATTATACCTATCTTGGTGCTTTAATGCACTAATAATATGATGCTCTAACCTGTCAAACTCTACTTCCCAGTCTTCTTTAGACTGTTGCGGAGGTGGAGAGTGTTCCGTTGTCTGCGACACTAACTTTATATTTCGTTCCATTTGGACTAACCAATACTAACTCGGTGGCATCACCACCATTTATTTGTATTCTTTCACCTTTGTTGAAAGTCATACCCGTTTGATATTCTATCTCTGATATTAAATAGTTAAGATAGTTCTTATCGTAATCTTCACCTGGTCGTGTCAGCGTTCTTCTTGCCACTATCTACGACCTCTGTTTCTTAAATCTAATCGTATATTACCAACCTGAAACATCTGGTCGGTATCGCCAGTTACTTTCATACGAACTTGTCTAGCTGTAAATCTAGCATCGGTGTAACCATCACTATTAAAAGTAAAGTTACCAAAATCTGTTTCTGCTCCTAGGGGTGTAAATTTTCCTGTAAAACTTATAACAACACCTGGTAGTGTGTTTGCTTCTTCATCAGGTAATATTTGGTTACATTGCACATAGTTATCACCGTTACCTATTTCAATAGGTCCTGATTGTGCGTATGGTACGGCTGTGCCTAAATTCTCAGAATTACTTAATGTTGTGCTATCGTGCTGATAAACATTACCAAGGGAATCACAAGCTATCGGATAATCAAAAACACCTTGGTCTATCCAACATCCTCTATCCATTTCACCGATTGACCAAACATTATCAACATAGTTCCAGATGACATATTTATTTGGATTTTTTTGTGCATCGCCAACTGGGTAGAACCACCATATCTCATTAAAGTTAGAGTTATGGCCACCACAAGCAATACGTCTATATTGATATTTTATATTATCAAAAATATGGTCATGCACATCACATTTAATTTCTTTAACTGATCCATCAAAAACAAAGAAAGAGTTTTCACCCATCCATGCTAAAAAGTTACCAGAAGTTACAACTGTTCTTGGTGATGCTGTTTTACAGTTCGTACCAGCATCTTGAATACCGTATATAAAAGGAGAACCAGTATAGTAAAGTCTTGCGATACCTGTATCAGTAAAGATGATGACATCTGTTTGCCATTTAACGGCACTTAATATTCTGCCACCTGTCGGTATTTGTAAATCACCAGCTGTATTCGTTGATGCAGCTGTCCAGGTAGTGCTTGCTTCTCTTGAGGACCATTGTACTTTTCTTGGGTCGCCACCAGCTCCTAAAGCTAACACATGACGTTCGTTGGTAACTAAAACACCAGAACATCCTGTTGGAGAATTTGTTAGCTGTGAGCCTATAGTTGAGGGTGCAGAAGGCGACCATTTATAAATCTTGCCATCACTTGCACAACAGAAAAGTAAGTCTTCACCAAAGTTATCAAAAGACCATGATTTAGAATCAAAGAATAAACCAGATTGACTTCTAGCATCTCCGTAGTCTTCTACATCATAGTTATAAGCACCGTATCCAAGTGGGTCTTGTGATTGATCGGATACAAAACCAGAAGGAGTGATGTCATACCAAGTTCCGTCAAAGTTGACATAAATCTTTTGTCTTGTTCCAACCGCTAAAACTTTTTTACCAGCATTGGTAATGTACGCAAACATTCCTGTCGGCGTACCAGTTAAAGCAGTATTTCTTATTTTTTCCCAACCACCAATAGGTCGTAAAAAACCATTTTGAAAACGCACTAAATTACTATCAGTCCAACGCCCTTTGTTAGCGTAGTCTGTTCCATTGGTGACTACTCCAGCGGGAGGGGTGACTGGTAGTAAGGGCATTATTAACCTTCTAGTGTTTTTGTTTCGCTTGTTGGATTGATTTGGTCAGCAATGTTGTTGTCTAATCCTGATTTGATATTAGCAACTTCATCTTCACCCATTCCGTCTATCACCCAACCACTTACTAAATTATTAGTAAGATCAGCAAATGGTACAAAGTTTTCTATGTCATCTGCATTAACGCTGTGAGTACCATAAGATGAAGCTGTGTAATGGACATCTTCATGTGTTTGGTCGCTTACTGCGTTTAGTCGCCAATGCACGTTGTAAACAACGTCTGAATGACTGTCGTGGTTTGGGTAAACATCAACTGTTTTACAATCCCATGTATATGTATTTGCCATTTTTATTCTCCTTTTAGTGTAGCAATTTTACTTTCTAGTGTTTCGATTTTGTCCATACATTCCTGTAAGGCTTTAATTGCCTTCATATATAGAACAGAGTATTTTACAGACTTAACAGTAACACCTTCATTTGGTATTGCTTTAACACCTTCAATGTTTCCATCTTCATCAACAATATCTTCAAGTGTACCAAATTCTGAATTAGCTCTTATCTCACCTGTGCTTGGTATTGATTCAGAAACTAAACCATTCATTCCAGCTTCTTCTAGGTCTTGTGCAATAACACCTATCATTGGTACATCTAAACCTTCTGCTACATGATCTTTTCTTTTGTAATTTACAATTTTGAGATTTTTAATATCTTCCCATTGAGAATTTGCATCTGTAATATCTTGTTTAATTCTTTCATCTGATAGTGAGCCATAACTATTATTAGTGTTTTTAACATCACCATCATTTTCAATTCTAAATGTTTCTGTTTCTGTTCCACCAACATCACTATAAAGTCTCATGTTTTGATAGTTTGCTGTTGAACTTGCAAAATATCCTTTATATGAACCAGTTGTTGTACTTTTTACTTCTACCTGTCCATTACTTGAAGATGATGTTCCTACCAATAATTTGCCTGAAGAATCAATACGCATACGTTCTGTCATTGTTTGCGTAGCACCTGCTGATACTGAAGCTGCATTAAACCATTTATGAATACCTTGATATTGCTGGTATAAACTTCCTAAATCAGTTTGCATAGCTACTCTATTATTAGAGTTATCTAAGTGTGAGTTATTTTGTAAATCTGTAGTAACACCACCATCAGAAAAAAACATGGCTCTATTACCTATTTGTAAGGCTTTTTCAGCAGAGGTAATATCATTTCTAATTGTTGAACTTGGTGATGCACCAATTCCAACATTACCTGAAGAATCAATACGCATTCTTTCTGAGCCATCAACTTTAAATTGATGTCCTGAACTAGCATTATCACCAGTTATATCACTCTCATATATTAATGTTCCTGCATTGTTTGTTATTCTTGCAAAAGAATTTGTAGTTGCTGTTGATAATTGTATTTGACAAGTATCAGCATGAGTTGATTGAAACCATGCTTGTATTGCATCGCTACCTGATGTATGTAATTTATATGATGGACTAGTCGTGCCAATTCCAACATTACCTGATGAGTCTATTCTCATGCGTTCTGCAATTGAATTGCTACTTATAGTTTCAAAAATAAGAGAGCCTGATTGCGCACCTCCTGCTGTGTTATCAAAATTTGCTGATATACCTGCGTAAAATTGAGTTAAAGATGCAGAGTTTAGACCATGAAACGCAATACCAGACTTATTACCTGCTGTGGACGTTGGGTTTAATGTGTTCATTGCGTATTGTGAACTGTCTGAAATTGTTAGCTTTCTTGAAGGACTATCAGTTCCAATTCCAACATTTTGATTGCTATCAATTCTTACAGCAGTTGCTCCACCTGCATTTATAACAAATTCATTACCAATAGCACCAACTCGTACCTGACCTGCTGTTGTGCTGTTATCTTCAAAACTTAAGTAAGATGCACTAGTGCTACTTTTAATTTTTCCAACAATAGTATTAGTATTTGTTTCTACAACATGAAGTTTAGCACTAGGACTACTTATTCCAATACCAACATT